TGCCAGAGGGAATGACGCGGGTGAAGATACGGTTTTGGATTTGATCGGCTATTTAGTGCTTTTGAGGGTGTTGCATAGGGCAGAGGAAAAAAACGCCGTGTAGGGGCAAACAGGCGCGGAAAAGGGGAGGTCTGAGCCTCCCCGGTGGGTGGTTAGACGGATTTTTTGATATCCGTCTTGCAAACCGGACATAACATATAGTCCGGTTCATACTTCCCGCCTTCATGGACGTTAGTCCCGCCGCAGCAGGCCCAACAAAAAATCTCGCCACACTTAGGGCAGGTTTCCTCAGAATATTCGTGATTGTCTTTTTCACACATAATTTTTCCCTTCTTTCTCCGCGTGTACGATGCGCGGCCCCGGTGCTATGTTTTACCCTTACGGGCGTTTTATCTCCGGGCGGGTGTCCTTTGCCGAGGCCCCGCCCAGTGGGTTATTTCATGCCCAGTGCTTTTTTTGCAGCCTTTTCATTTATTTCAAATATGTCAGATTCTTTTATAAACATAGGATCATTTTTATATTTTTTTAGTAAATCAGCAAACCATTCCTGAGTAGTTTTTTGATATAAATCCGCTTCAGCATGGTTTAAATGTTTGATTATTTCATTATTATTATCAAAAACCCATATATCATTGGTTGCAAACTGGCGTATGTTCATGGTTTTATCTCCTTTTTCTCCGGTTGCCGACGGGTTGAGGGTTAAAAGTTAAATTTTATCTAAGTTCCACGAAGCATGATCTCTCCAGTTCAGTCTATAAAGTCCTACATAATATTTACCTTGATCTGGTGTTATACCGCATAAAACACAAGCCTTTGTCATATTTTGAGTTTTAGATAACCCATGCCTTAATTGCTTTAGTACCTGTATATGAGCTAGTTTCTTAAAATTAACATTCATGGTTGGGACTTTAAGCTCCTCAACTTCTGTTATAACTGCTAATTGTTTTGCGTGTCGTGCTTTATGGCAGGTAAGATGCACAAGTCTTAAATTCATTAACGTATCACCTCCGCCTTCCGATCTCTTGATAATATGATCTATTTCGAAAAAATCATTATTACTTATAGATTGTTTGCATAATTGACAAATACCGCCATCTCTTAAATAAAGAGAATCAACCACTATGCCTTTCCAATCAACGTATGTTGATCTATTGTCTTTTGTTTTTTTCATTCTTTGCATAATAAAACTCCTTACACTATCATCAATCTTGTTAAGTCAACCCACTGTTCACCGTCACCAGCTACCGGAGTGATAAGGACATCATCCCGGCCAAAAGATTTGCGTGAATCAATAACTTTAACCTTGATCCGCATTTTATCGAACTGAACAAAACCCACTCCGTTTACTGTTCGATCTTCTATAGCTTTTTTCTGTTCATGTGCTGTCATTGTGTTTCCTCCTTTTGTTATTGTGTTATGTATAGTATATAACTATAATTGATAATGTCAAGGATTATTTTAAAATAACCTTAAATTATTTTTATATTTTCACCAACTACAGAAAAGCGGGTCAAAAGTATTCACTTTCCGCTTGACATTGCATAAATATGTTGGTAAAAAGTAACCATGCACTGCACTCATTTCAATCCACGCGCGCGACGCGACAAAGCATGAGGCATAATGGGCCATGGAAAAAGATAAACCAGCAGTTAAAAAAAAGAAAACAGCTAAAGCAAAAGCGCCCAATGGCAAGGTAGGACCACCAAAGCACCCAGGCGGTCGCCCGAAATCAAGAACAAGCAGCGAAATCACCGCAATTCAAAATGAAATCTGTTCCAGAATATCCACCAGCTCCAAATCCCTACGCCAAATATGCCAAGACATGATTAAGGACTTCGATAAGATGCCTTGTTACCGGGATATTGTGCAGATGTTAGCGGATGATAAGGAGTTCTCCCCCCAATACGCACAGGCGAAGCTAAAACAAGCCGACCTTTTATTTGATGAAATAATCGAAATATCTGATGATTCTACCATGGATATGGCCTTCACCGAAGAAGGAAAACCGTTCATTGACCATGAGCACGTTAACCGTTCACGATTAAGAGTTGATTCCCGCAAGTTCTATATCTCAAAAATTCTTCCCAAAAAATATTCAGAGAAGCACGAAGTCACCGGCAAGGACGGCGGGCCAGTGGAGTTTCTATTCAAGGTCATCTACGACGATGCGCCCAAGGGCAATAGCGAGGACTGATGGAAATTACGCGAATCCCGGTTGACGTTCATGTGCCACGCCCTCACCCGAAGCAGGCAGCGTTTATTAATTCGCAGGCCAAGCGCAAGGTTATCAGGGCAGGACGGCGAGGCGGCAAGACAGTTGGCATTGGCGTTTATGCGGTACAAAGGTTTCTTGCTGGCAAACGGGTTTTGTATGCGGCACCAACCAGCGAGCAGATACAAAGGTTTTGGGTTACTGTCACGCGGGCGCTGGCCGCTGGAGTTGACAAGAAGGCGCTTTATAAAAATGAATCCGAACACATCTTGGAGCGCAGGGGCACCGAACAGCGGATCAGGGCGAAGACAGCCTGGAACGCCGATTCCCTTCGTGGTGATTACGCGGACGAATTGCTCCTTGATGAATGGCAGTTGATGAACGAGGACGCATGGGGAGTTGTGGGCGCTCCGATGCTTTTGGACAACAATGGTAACGCTACGTTCATTTATACGCCTCCATCGCTCCGGTCAAGATCAGTCTCAAAGGCCGACGATCCACAACATGCGGCCAAATTATTCAAAAAAGCACAGGCTTTATCAAAAATAGACCCCCTACGTTGGGCTACATTCCATTTTTCCAGCATGGACAACCCATACATAAGCCGCGAAGCACTGGATGAAATCACATCTGACATGAGCAGTTTGGCCTATCGCATGGAGATATTGGCCGAGGACATTGACCAAGCTCCGGGCGCGTTATGGACACGGGAGAATATCGAAAAGAACAGAGTTACCGAAGCGCCTGAACTGACCAAGATCGTCGTGGCCATCGACCCAACAACATCTGCTGACGGTAGTGGAGATGCTGCGGGCATCATTGTGGCGGGTTCGCTGGCTGATCAAGGATTTGTCCTGGAGGATTGCACGCTGAACGGTTCGCCGCTGGCATGGGCACAGGCTGCCGTTAATGCCTACCACAACCACAGAGCCAATTTGATTGTGGCTGAGAAGAATCAAGGTGGGGAGATGGTGGCCATTACAATCAAGCAGGTTGACAAAAACGTCCCGGTAAAGCTGGTTCATGCCTCACGCGGGAAAATCGTCAGGGCGGAGCCTGTATCAGCGAAATATGAGAAGGATCGCGTTCATCACGTCGGGCCATTCCCTCAGCTTGAAGACGAATTATGTCTCTGGTTGCCGGGCGACAAATCCCCCAACCGTCTTGATGCTCTTGTTTGGGCCATGTCTGAATTGATTGGCGAGTCATTTTTTGGAGATACTCAATTCCCCGACGAGGTGGCCGATGCCTAAAATCAGGAAGGTCACCCATGAATACGGATGGGAACTTCTACAGGCACGGAAGGACGAAGCCGCTATTACCGGGCAACCGCTTGTTGAAAGACCCTTTTGGTATGAGGACGAGGACACGGGCAAGTGCTTTTACGATCTTTACGGCGGATTAGGGTGGCCGACAGAAGTTACCGACAAAGACGACGGACGGCCTGGATATGTGGCCATTGTCGGGATTGTCAAAGGTCAGCGCAAGCCCCAGGATGCAGCATTTCACCTGTGCGCGGAAGCCGAGAGCAAAGACATTCCCACGTTATTACAGCACATGATTGATTTGAGGACCGCTTGGGGATTCGGATTGACGCCGGGATTCCTGCAAACGTGGTTTGGTGATCCGGAACGGTTCGTTATGACTACTGCATTGCTCAACGAGCGGTTAATGTCTCAACGTGGAGGCGATAAGCTGGCGATTCTCATTTCACCACCCGATGATTTCTATTCTCCGCTTTCATTCGATCATTACGTCCGTTCAATGCACAGCGTTGTCGTGCCGGGTAAGGTCCGCTTCGGATTCGGCGGCAATGAGATTTTAAAAAACAGGCTGAGGGAGTTCAAAAGAGACGATCCGGCTGTCATGGCCGTAGGAGGTTTGGTTCATTCGCTATTGTCACGAACAATGTGGATGGACCAGTCACGATCTAACTGTTTCAATTTACAGGAGGGATAATATGGAATTAAGTTTTAATCAGTTTATGGGAACGCTTCTCGCCATAGTCTTGCTCGCTTTGGCCTGTGTCGTCGTCGGCGGCTGGTTGGTATTCAAATCAAAAGCAGCGCCAGGCGAACGGCTTATTGGTCGCGCACCCAAAGGTGAAGCCTTTACCGTCGCAGATGCGGCCGCGGCACCAGATGAAGTCGATGGCGAAGCCGACAAAAGACTTCTGGAGCGCACAGAAAAGTTTCTTTCGATGCTGGGAGGTAAGGGATGAAAGTCAAATGCACAAATTGCGGGCGTACTGATTTTGAAACGACCGACAAGTTCAATCCGGGTGTAGCGCCAAACGGTTCAATGGTCAAGTGCTTGCTGCCATATCATATCGACTGGCTGCTGACCTCAACGACAACAGCGGCGATGATGACGTGCCCGGAGTGTTTGGCTCAGTTGGCACCCTCCGGGCGGCTGACGGTGCTGCCTGAGACAAAGACCCTCATGGAAACAGAAGAGGCGATGGTTGAACGGTTTGAGACTATGGACAAGGCCGAAATAGCACCGAAAATCGGCAAGAAAGTCTATGTCTGCGATATTTGTGGCAAGGAAGTAAGTTCGGCGCTGGCATTAAATGGGCACAAGCGATCACATAAGGAGGCGGTCAATGGGTGAATCAGCCAGAAGAAACCTTTTAGGACTACCACCTAAAAACATGAAGATGCAGATCGACGGCGACAGCCTGAAAGACAGGGTGTGCGATTGCGGCGGTTTGGTATTCACGAACGCATTTTCACTGAAAGAGCTACCGGCGCTGCAAAGTCCATCCGGGCAGATAGAAACGGTCATGGCCCAGGTCGGGTTTGTCTGTGTGACATGTGGGTTGGTTATACCGCTCCGGCCGGAAGAACCGAAGATTGACACACCGATGCTGGTTTTGCCTAGAGGGGGAAATTGATGACCGAGGATAGCAAGCAGATCATCAGGGCCATTATTCGAGGTTTGAAATTCACCGTCAGCCTGCTCGAAAAGGTGTTGGCCGGAGAAAAGATTTAAAACATAATCATTCTTTGCCTCTCCGCTTCGGAAACGCATAGAACAAACCAAGAACGCGCAAAGCCTCCTTGAATCACAGGGGGCTTTTATGCTTTCAGACAAATGGGATCTTCAAAACATACCACCACATAAGCACGAAGACGTGGGCGAGTTCGCCATGTTGCTGTTCGATGTTGCGCGATTGGAGAAAGACAGGCTTAATAAAAACCAAGATTTCCTTTCATATTACGCCAAATACAAGGGCAAAACCGGACGAACGCATAACACGTCTAAAAAGGGATACCCGCAGCAGGGGGGCGTTTCAACTCTCGTCAATCTGCTATTTGCCAACATTGAACGTACCGTATCAAACATCACGGCCCGTAACCCCACCGGAGAAGTAGTTGACCTGGATGGACAGAGCGACGGCTCCGAGAACATCCTGAGCGCACAGCTTAAAAAGTGGTGGCAGGACACGGACCAGCGCGGAAAAACAAAGGCCACTGCCCGGTCAATGGAGATTTACGGCATCACTACCGAGAAACCCTATTGGGACAAAGCCAAAGACCGGCCCGATATTACACTGACAGATTCATTCGCATTTTTTCCGTGCCCCGGTAATTGGGACAACCTATCCGAAGAATCACCCTATGTCTGTTTTGCCTACGTTGATTTTATCTCAAACATTGAGGCTACGTTTGGCGTTAAGGGAATTAAGCCAGACAACGCCTATGATCTCATGGGCGCAGAGCGTGAAGATTACAAGCCCCAGGGATTCGGCGTTCAACAGACCATCGGCAATTATGCAGACCCCATGACGATTAAAAAGCAAGAGCAGTCCACGGGCAACAAGTCAATGGAGCGGTGCCTGGTCATTGAGGTTTGGTTAAGGGATTCCCGAACAAAAACAGAAAGACTCACGCAGCCCTTCATTAATCCGGAAACCGGCGAACAGTTAAAAGACGAAACCGGGCGCGACATGGTTATCGAAGCATCTGACACAAAGCAGGTTTACCCTGACGGAATCCGCAAAATCACCATTACACAGACCAGCGACCCGAAAAACAAAAGCGGCATCATCGTTTTGGATGACACAGCAAACCCGAACATCAACCCGGCATTACCGATTGAGCAGGCCCAGAATACCTACCCGTGGGGAAGATTGCCGGTCTATCACGCCAATTCCTACAAAGACGGCGTTTCGATATGGGGATTTGCGGCGGCGGAGCAGGTCGGGGATCTGATAGACAAGGTCAATCTCATCATCAATAAATTGGTTATGTATGTGATTAACATCATGGCCCCGCCCCTGATCGTGCAACAGCATTGCGGGATAACGCGGGAAATGATCGAAAGTTCTATCCAAAAGTCAGGCCGTTTAATCCTTATGCCATCGGTACCCAACGCCCGTATCGAGTTCATGCAGATACCAAACCTGCCGGAAACATTCTTCCGCGTGCTGGATTTAATCACAAGATTCTTTGACCGCGTTTATCAAATTGAGGATGCGGACTGAGGCGAGGCACCGCAATCAAGTCCTGATGCAGACCAAAACAACAGCGATTGATGGCCTAGTGGAGCAACGCAGCCGATGGGCGATAGGATTATGGCAGAACTTCGGAACGTCGGTTGACACCGTCAACGTCAATGGGTCAACAGCAGAATTTCAGGGAGTGGCCTATGCCGGGCGCAAGTTCAACTACGTTGTTGAGGCTGGCAGCACGACACCACGGACCAACCTGCAAATTCAGGAAATGGCGATTGGCCTGGCGGATAAGGGGCATATTGACAGAAGGGCATTGCTGGAAGTCCTGAACTTCCCGAACTGGAAAGAGATTATCGAGAGAATGGGCGAAAGCCAGCTTGATCAGGCGTTGAACATACTGGTTCAGGCCGGAATGCCCATCGATCAGGCCCAGCAGTTAAAAATATTGCTGGCGCAGCCGCAGGGCGGGCCGGGGGACACACAACAAAACAGTCAGCCGCAGCCGGGAACACCAAAAGGACAGCAAGGAGGAGCGTAAATATGGCGGAATTAGAAGACAGAATTAAACGAGAAGAGGCAGCCGGGTATGATTTGAGGGGTTATATAAATAAGCACGGAATCCCTGATCAGTCAAAAGGTCAACACCTTACCGACGAATTTAAGTTGCCGCACCATATTACTTTTTCAACAGATAGTAAGTATCACACGCCAGAAACGCCCGGAGGAAAATGGGAGAAGGACGCCAGTGAGAGGTGGCATTACACGCCATCAGGTTTTGTCGTGAAACAGCACGGGGCTGATAAACTGCGTAAATATTTTAAAGAGAGAGAACCAGATTCGGTTTTACATTTACCGGAATAGGAGTTGTTGTATGGCCATATTGTATCAGTATGAATGCAGGTGCGGAAAGAAAATAGAAAAACTGTTCAAGCCGACAAGAGTGCCGAAACGAATAAGATGTGAGTGTGGTTGGCTGGCTAAGAAGGTTATCGGTTCAGGGGGCATTCAGTGCGACAGTGTTAATGATGTGTCCTGGCTCCCCTCAGCCTGCAAGGTATTGCAGAAGCACGGTGAAACGCCTTTACAATCACGAAGCGAGTACAATGCCTATTTGAAGAAGAATTCATTGGCTTGCGTTGGTTAGGCAAAAGCACTGTAATAGAGCAACTTCACAAAATGAGGCAATTCGTCTATGGACGATAAACAAAAAAA